TATATAATATTATATATAATTTTACTTCTGAAATAAATATTTATTTATTAATACCTGCTTCTTTACATCAAGATCCTTGGATGAAAGAACTTAAATTGTGGTTAAAAAAAGAAGATTTTGATAATAGATTATCAAAAATAAATTTTATACATTATGATGCCCCTAACGCTGATAAAAAATTTTTAGAAGCTATTAAAAAAAATGATGTAAATAAACAATCTATATTCATAATTGAAGAAGTTCATAGATTTATTAATAATGTTTATAATAATATATCATCCAACAGTGGAAAAAAAGCACAAACTATATATAATTATATTATTAATCAAAAAATAAATAATCATAATACACGAATAATTTTATTATCAGCAACACCCTTGGTAAATAAACCATTCGAGTTTGCCTTATTATTTAATTTACTTAGACCAGATAGTTTTCCGTCTTCAGAACGTTTATTTGAAGAGTTATTTGAATCATCTAATGAAAAAAATAATAAAAATATGTTTCAGAGAAGAATATTAGGATTAGTATCATATTATGTTGGTGCTACCCCTGATAAATACGCAAAAAAAAAGTTTCATTCAATAAATATACCTATGGATAAATATCAAGAAAATATATACCAAATATATGAAGATATAGAATTAAAAAAAGAAAAAATGAGAATAAAAATGAATAGAGGGAAAATAAATAACAATAAAGATTCTACTTATTTATCATATACTCGACAAACTTGTAATTTTGTTTTTCCTCACATTTCTGACAAAATAAACGGAGAAACTAGACCACGTCCATCTATGTTTAAATTGAAATATAATGATATCAAATTACTTGATGAAAATATTATAAATGATGAAACTGACAAAAAAAACGAATTAAATGAATATATGAATAGTATCGATATATTTATTAAATCATTAATTAAATATTTGGTAAATATTAAAAAATCTGATAATAATCATACAATATATGATGATATTAAATCATACGAAACGCAATACAATTACGATTTTGATAATTTTTACAAGTCCTCGAAAAAAAAAAGCAATTTATTCAATGAACTTTATAAATTAAGTCCAAAATTTATAAAAATAATATTTAATATTAAAAGTAGTAAAGGTACCGTTATGATATATTCAAATTATGTATTAATGGAAGGTTTGCAAATATTTAAAATATATTTAGAATTGTTTGGGTTTATTAACATAAATTCAGACACGTCCTTGGATAAAAATAAATTAAATCCATCTATTAAACTAAATACGGATTATTTAAGATATTGTGAATTCCATGGAAAAATAAATAAAGATGTTAGGACTGAAAATAAAACAATATTTAATAATGAAAAAAATAAATATGGTAAGTATTGTAAAATTATTATGATATCTCCAGCGGGATCGGAGGGGATTACATTATCCAATGTAAGACAAGTTCATATAATTGAACCTTATTGGAATGAAGTAAGAATTGAACAAGTTATAGGGAGAGCTGTTAGATTTTGTCAGCATAAAGATTTACCATTGGATGAAAGAATTGTCGATATATATAGATATAAAATGACTAGAAATAATAATAACGAAACAACCGATGAAAAGATTGAAGAACTTGCTAGAAATAAACATAATATTTTACTAAATTTTTTAAATTTAGTAAAAGAAGCAGCTGTTGATTGTGAATTATTTAAAAATCATAATATGATAAACACGAAATATAATTGCTTTAACTTTTCTCAAGAAGCTTTATTAGATAATTCATTAACACCTGCATTTAATAAAAATTTATTAATTGATAAAAAGTTAAGCGATGGGCTAAATGCAGTCAATTCCCAAGTTAAAACTATTAAGGTATACAAAATATTAGCAGTTAAGTTATTGAATATAAATGTATATTCTAAAGAAGAACCATATTGGTTTGATTATGATAGTGGTATTATATATGATTATCATTTAAATTTCCCAATAGGAAAAATATTAAAATTTGATAATAACTATAAAATGATCGGTGTTGGTATTTATATAATCGATACATCTATATCATATATCTAATTAGCTTTAAATACTAGCCAATTTTTTAACATTATCAATAAAAAAAGAGTTATCAGTTTTATGATTTTCTGAATTTTGGATATTATATTCTTTACTTGTTTCGTACCCCTTATTAGATATTCCCGTCTCTTCATTGAATCTAGGGCTATTTAGATTATTAGTGGATGAATATAGAGGGTTAAGCATAGCAGCCTGTTCGTTGAATCTGGGACTATTTAAGTTATTGGCAGAAGGATTTTGAGAATTATTTAAATTAGCCATAGACTGATATTGAGGATTAAGCATAGCTGATTGTTCATTAAATTGAGAAGGATTTTGAGAATTATTTAAATTAGCCATAGACTGATATTGAGGATTAAGCATAGCTGATTGTTCATTAAATGGAGAAGGGTATTGAGAATTGTTTAAATTAGCCATAGACTGATATTGAGGATTAAGCATAGCCGATTGTTCGTTAAATTGAGGATTAAGCATAGCCGATTGTTCATTAAATGGAGAAGGGTATTGAGAATTGTTTAAATTAGCCATAGACTGATATTGAGGATTAAGCATAGCCGATTGTTCGTTAAATTGAGGATTAGGAATACCTGATTGTTCATTAAATGGAGAATTGTTTAAATTAGCCATAGACTGATATTGAGGATTAAGCATAGCCGATTGTTCGTTAAATTGAGGATTGTTTAAATTATTGTTATTTAAACCTACTTGATTATTATGTGGTTGAATATTATTAATATTGTTCATATAGTCTTTACCAAAAATAGAACCAATGTTTCTGTTATCAGTATTATTGAGATAACCATTTTTGTTATCGATATCATCGAACATCTTTTTATATAATGCATCTTCGGAATCGGACATATTAGGATTGTTTCCTTTTGTTTTTTTACTTGTATGTTTACTTGTATGTTTACTTGTATATTTACTTGTATTTATTATACGGGTACCTGACATTATCATAATATAATATAACTGAAAAAAAAAATATTATAATATTATAATAAATTATTTTTTATAAGTTACATATTTATTTTTTAAATTATTATATTTGTTTTGTAATTCATCATATTTAATTCTTAAATCGTTGTGAGATGATATTTTATTATTTAAATCATTTATTTTATTTTGTACTTTATTATTTACATCATTTTTTATTTTATTTTCAGCCTCTTCTTCAGACATTTTAGAATATAATATACTATTGTTTAATTGCACTGACCAACTTAAATCTCCATTAGATAATTTTATATATCGGTTATGTGGATCTTTTAATTCATATTTTCCACCTAATCTAAACTTATTATTATTATTCGAATCTTTTATAAAATATCGGATATGGGTATTATAAGGAACTGTGTTAATATCTTCAACCTTTTTATACCCTTTAAGTTTATTTTCTATATCCTGAGCAGTAAGCATATCTTGATGCGTATATTCTGGTTTTATATAATTATATTTTTTATCTGGCATTATTAACTTATATTACTTTATAATTAATGAATATTTATATTATTTTTATTTAAAATATTTATAGAGAAATAGTATAATATTATACTATTATATGTTATTCAATTGGTATACAAAATATAATAATAATAATTATACTTACGATCCTCTTTTAATAAATAAAGATATATTAATTACTAAATTAAAAACGAATGCTAACGAATCTAACATTGATTATAAAATATCAGTGCTTGAACAAAATTATTACGACAAGATTGATAATATCAAATTATTATGTAACGATAATAATAAAATCAATGAAATAAAAAAACAAAATAGTTATAATATATTAAAACAAGAACTAGAAATAATAAAAACACTTACCAAATATACAAGAGAAAATAAAATTATTAATTATGATTTTATAATAGAATGTCTATCATTCATTCTTATTTTAAGCGATACTTTAAAAAATAGAATAAATCAAAAAGATATTGAAATAATAAATAAAATTAAAACAACACAATTTCCTGGTAGTATAAATAGATGTTCTTACAAATTTTGTGATTTTAAAGAGAAATGTATTTATAATTACGATGACTCTATAAGAAAAATATGTTATCAAGATCATTATGTCCATAATATGGTTTCGTCTGATATAAAAAATTTAATAAATTTTATTAAAAATATTAATAAAACTTCGGAATCATCAATTATGGTTTTAAAAGAAATAATAAAAACAATCAATACATTAAGTTTTGTAATAAGTCATATGGAAACTGAATTAAATGCAAAATGTTTTAATATTAAAGAAAATGAATGGGAGCAATATCACAAAATAAAAAAATGAAAAAAATAATATTAATATATAAACAAATATATTGATATCTAATATATTAATCATGGATAATCTCTTCAACAATGTTAACAAATTATGCAAAGATATAGAAAATATATCAAATATTTCTATTATTGAACAAAAAGGAATTTCAATAAATTATGAAATTCCTACATTATTAAAAGCAATAAATAAATTATTATCAAATGATGTGGTTGGTATTAATTATTATAATAATAATATAGAATATTCTAAAAATAATAGTATATGTGAAGTATGTAAAAGAAAAGGGTGTTATATGATAAATAATAAAAAATATTGTTGGTTTCATTCTCAAATTATTTAATTTTTATTTAAAAAATTATATAAAGAAAATAATATAATATTATATTATTTTCTTTATATAAATTGAATGTAATTATATATGCTAGAATATTTACTAATGTTTAAATGCGCATGAATTTCCTCTATTACAGTATCCCATTTTCCAATGTTTACATATTGTCTTTTTATAATTATGGTTGACTGATGTTTTTGAATATATTATTGAATCTTCTAGTAATGGAATATCAACTTTATCCGATGTTGGTGTTCCCGTGCTATTAGATATTTCATCAATAAATTCAAGCCCTGGTGGTGGAGGCAATAAAAAAGTTTCATTATTATCTGTATTAATAATAGTAATATCATTATTTGGAACAATAGTCAAATTATTTGTAACACCTATAAGGATTTTGTTAATAGTTTTATTAATATCATTCAAAAACGAATAATTTACATTATCATTCATTAAAATATTAATTTTTATTGAGATATTTTCCATTATTTTCTTGTTAGATTCTTCGTTTAAATCTAAGTGTTCACTTTTTTCTAAAATATTTGTAATAATATTTTCCTTAATTAATTCAGTTATAAAACTATTATTAAGATAAATAGCCATTATTCTTAATAAAAAGTAACTATATATTAGTATTTTGACGATAAATATGTGTATCTTCTGATGATAATATTCTATATATATATTTATTCATATATATAAAAAATCAATTTTTTATGAAAAAGAAAATTAACTGTAAATTTAAAATATATAAAGATTATATAATAAATCAAATTATAATGCCAGGCGGATTATTACAATTAGTACAGAAAGGTAAAGAAGATGGTGTATTGATAGGAAATCCAGAAATAACTTTTTTTAAATGTCTTTTTAAAAAACATAATGATTTATATATTTTTCAATCGGATAGTGTATTGGGAAAACATACATATAATAAAAAATATACACACACTATTCATAAAAAAGGAGACTTGTTATATAATTTATATTTTAAAGTTGAGATACCTTTCTTTACACTAAGTAACGAATCAACTAATACTATTATACAATATTCTAAACACAATATTAATTCTTTGAAGATAATTTACAAGGATTTTACATCAATAGTAGTTAATAATAATAATGAATGGTTTATCTATCCGATTAATATGCTTACAAATAAACATTTATTGAATAACAATATTACAATAATTGATAAAAAAATAAAGAAAATACTAAATTTAGATATTGATAATGATACATTTTCTATAATATTACCAAATATTAGTAATACTAATCAAATAACCAATGATATTATTTTATATATGAATTTCTGGGAACAAAAATGGTTACTTTATATTATTGATAATAAGATTAATAATCAATTATTTACTAATATAAGTTTCTATAAAAACATATTTAATTCGATTTCTGAAATATTTTATAATACATATCATAAAATAAATGATAAACATAATATTTTTATTAATTCTAATAAAAAATCAGAAATTAACCAATATTTTTCATATATAAATAATTTAGTTAATGATAATGATGAATTTGATATAGATATTTCTTACATGTATTGTATCGAAAAAAATTTAAAATTTAACGATTATATAAATAATATTAAATATAATCCATTAATATTACTCATAATATTAAAATTTCTATATTCACCAGATCAGACGTTTAGTTTTTGGAAAAAAAATATTATAAAAAATAATAATGAAATTATAGATGGTATCTTATTAGAAGAATTTTATTATTATAAAAAAGAGTGGAAACAAAATTTAGATAAAATAACAGATAATATATTTAATAATTTTAACTTACCTATAAATTTAGATAATACTATTTTAGATTATTTTAAAAATGAATATTTTAATTTATTGAATACGGTAATAAATTTATATAGTAATATTAAAATTAATAATTCTATATCATTGTACATAAAATTAAAAAGATTTGCCGATAGATTTATAAAAATACCATACACTACTATTAATTTTAATAATTATTATATAACTAACGAATATAACGATACATATAATTATATAGAAACCTTAACAGAAATTAACAATTATGAAAAATTAATAACTAATTTTAATAATTTAGACACGGATGACATAACGTTAAATTTAAATCCGATGAATATGGAAAATATCTATTGTGTGATAGCGTATGAATTAATTCAGTATATCATTGATGAATTTAATCTTACTTATAATAATATTTCATGTTTTGTTTTGTGGAGAAATTGTATAATAACTAGAATATATAAAAAATTTTTAGATAGTAGAGATATTGAAAAAGCTAATAATTATTTATTCACCTATAATGAAAATAGATCAAATATTTTCTATTATTCAATTTATCCAACAAATTTATTTTTATACGACGATTTTATTTATTCTTTTTATGAAATGTTTTTTAAAAATAGTTTTATATGCAGTATAAGCGATAATATATTAATAGTTGATCTGTTGAATAATATTAATGATATACATATAAATAATTCAAATATAATTAATGGAATCATTGAAAATAAAATTATAGAAAACAATAAAAAAATGTATGAATTGTCCATATTAAATAATTATTTTGTTGAAAAATATGATTATATACACGATATAGAAAAAAATATATTATATATTAAATATGATAACAATTACAATAAATCATCATTAATTAATATTTATAACAACACCGAGTTGATCAACTACAACAATATTACATACATTTATAATAATGTTTTTAATACAATGTCACTAACTATTTATTTAACTGATGTAATAACAATAGATGTCTTATCAATTACAGTGGAATATATTAACCAAGTATATATTTTAAATTTTATAAATGATATTGTTGAATCTTCAAGACATATAGATAAACACACATATGTTTTAATAAAAAAAAATAATCATATTATATTAGAATCAAATATTATAGATAAATATAGCATATTAATAAATAACAACGTAATTAATTACAATATACATTTTTTAAATATATTATATACCAACGGTGATAATAAAAATATTCACGTAAATTTAATAAGAAATGATAATATATTCAGTTTAAAAGACGAATATGGTAATATCATAGAATTACCAATTGATTATGTTGATATAACAGAAATATCTATACAATCACATAATACTTTTATAGACAATATAATTACTGATTTTATTATAAACTATGATAATACTATTATATTGGATAATTTAGAGCCATTTTCTTATTATTATTTAGTTAACAAACACAATTATAAAAATATGACAAAATTAATTTCCGTAAAAAAAAATATATATTACTCAGATAATATATTAACACATGTTAATACATCTGATAATATTGACAATACTTATAATATTGTTTATTATGTAATAACTTATTATAATAACATAACTGGATTAGAATCGTTATCTTCTAATATATATTCGTTTTATACTAAAACAAATATACCATTTATTGAGATGAGCATTAATATTGAAACGATTCCTGGGGAATACGATAGTATAAATATATATAGATGTAATGGTACAGATCAATATTACTATAAATTAAGTAATATAACAAATTTAAATAATAATTTTATTGATATATATGATGACTATAATTTAGTACAAGTATATAATAATAAAATATTATATATCGGAAGTGATTCACTATCATATGATTTTACTAATGTTATATCTGTTTTAAAAATAAATTATAACCTTAATAAGACATACAAATATAAAATTACGTATTATAATAGTAAAACCAATATAGAGTCTCTCCCATCTAAAACTTATATTTATAATATTAATTTACCTATAACATTTAGTATTAATGTTAATATACCGAATAATTATGATAAAATTAACATATATAGAACTAAAAATGAAAAAAATATTTTTTACAAAATAAAATATAATAATGAAAACATATTTATTGATAATAATGAAGATGATACATTAGTGGAAGAATATATTCCTTATGTAATATTACAAATTAGAGAAAAGAATATTGTACCTAATTTAAATTCTTTTATTAGTCATTCTACCGATTTAACGTTTAAAAATGATAAATCACTAACTGATTTAAGTGATTTCGTTTTCAATACTAATTTCATTATGGTAAATGATATATCAAACCCAACGTTTTTATATATGTATAATATACCATTTAAAATATGCAACAACTCTAAAATAACAATTAATAATATAAAATTAGAATATATAATCCCCGTTGCTTCGAAACAATTTTTTATATATAACGATGATATAGAAACAAATAAATTCAAAATATCTGAACACACATTTAATCCGTCATTTGATATATTTGGTATAAATACAGAATACTTAAAAAATAACACTATTTCAAAAAATATTAATAATATTATAAAATCTTTGGAAAATTTAATTAATAGTAATATTGATTATGATACAATTATCAAAACAATGATTCATTCCAATAATGAATATATAAATACTTTTAATAATTTAATTAAAAAATACAATGGATCTACTTTTTCAAATATATTAAAAATGTTACCATCAATTAATAAAATAAATAATGGAGCTGAGTATGTTTATTATGATTTACTGACATATAATAATGATAATTATTATAATTATAATCATTATGCTTTTAATTTTTTTCAAAATAATTATGATATCTTTACTTTTCAAAACACAACCATTAAATTTTTAACACCTGTATACTTAGGATATAAAAGTAAATATAAATTATCAAGTGATGTTGAGAAATATTTATTATCGGTTCCTGTATTATTTGACAATAATATTAATTACGTTAATAATAATATTGATTATATTACTAAATTTAATTATTTAAATTATAACATTAATTCATTATCCAGAATTGAATTAGAAAAGGAAAAAATTAATACATTAAATATAGTTAATACACTATCTATACAATTATTACATCCATTAATCACTAAAGATAATATATTAGAAATTATAATAAATGAGAAAAAACATAAAATTAATAAAATACTTAATGATAATAACGTAATAATAAATGATTATAATGATTACGTTAATGACACTACTTTAAATAATGCTAATCTAGTTTTTAATGATAATAATAAATATTTTTCATATGGTGGTATAATAAATATAAATACTGATGAATTTAACAATATTGGTAATAAATTAATATTAATGGATAATGATAAAATAATAAATAATTATAATATACACGACAATTCCTTAATAATTACAAATCCTAAAGAAATAACTTTGGATAATAATAACTTTGTTGAAAAAAATATTGATTTCATAAATCAATATTTTATCAGATATACCGATAAAAAATATTTTTATAGCATAGAAATAAATTATTCGAAATATAAATTATTTAATCATACCGATGTCCACTTTTTATATAATAATACTTATATTAAAGGTAAGTATAATTATATAAATGAATATAAGGGTATATTAACATTTATTTCTGATTATAATGTATATTTTTTTAATAATTACATAATATTTAAACTGTATGATGATATATTTGAAACATTAGAATATATAGAAAAATATATTATAATAAAACATGAGGATATATATTATGAATATCATGATAGTTATAACATACTCGATAAATCCGATATATTATCTATTAATAATAACTTATGTAAAATAAGTGACATTATTAAAATTACAAATTCTGGTAATAATATATATTATTTTACGAATAAACTTATAACATCTTTAATAATTTATTATAATGTTGGTTTTTTTAAAAAATCTGCTTTATATATCAATAAAGAACTAATTATTAATCAATATGGTATTAAGTATAATGATTTTATAACCATGTATGATAATTCTTATTATATTTTAATTATTAATTATAATGATAATTATATAAATATTCTTACTATAAATGATTTAATAAAATTAAATTTGGTCAATAATTATCACCATTGGGTATATAAAAAAAAATACCTTAATTTTATAAAAATTAATATAAATGATAATAATATATCTAATTTACCTAAAAATTCATTTTATATGCTAGAAAATAAAGAAATATATTATTATTCAAAAGGAATGTTTAATATAAATAATAGAACACCTTTACCTAAATTAATTAAAGAGGTTTATTTAATAGATAATCAATTATTCGATGATGATATAAAATTACAATATAGAATTAATAAAACAGTAGAATATACGACCAATGATTTATATAAGTCTAATATGATACAATCAGTAGATAGTGTTCAAGACTTATATACAAACTTATTTAATCAAAGTTTTCCAAATAAAATTATAAGAAGGTCTGAATTAGAAGATGATCAGGTATTATACATAGATTCATATTTAGAAAAAAATATAGATACTATAATACAATTTAATTACACATATAAATATAAAGTAAAATATAAAAATTCCATTGATTCAATTGATTCAGTAGAATCAGAAGAAATTGAATACAGAAGTGATGTAAAAATTAATCATACTAACACAATTAAACTTTCTAATTTTACTATTTATGATAATTATAACATTATAGAAATATACAGAACAGAATTTAATGAAAATATATTTTATTATTTGGATAAAATAGATTTGACTGATATTACCGAATATGTTGATAATAATGAATTTACTGCTAATATTCTATATGAAAAAAATATAAATACATCTAATATAAAAATAAAAACTTTTTTTATTAATTATACTTATAAATACCGTATCGTGTATAATAAAAAATATATTACGAAAAATGAGCAAATAATAATGGAAACTTGTATAGATAATATAAACACTGTATTAATAAAAGATATATTACATTTATGCGATATATATCGAACAAAATATAATACTGATATATATTATTTAATAGCTGAGAATATAATACATGAATATATTGATAACTCTAATGATGATTTACTAGTAATTCCATTAGAATTAGAATCTGATTCTATTATATCAAATATTATAATTACTGAAAATGAAAGTATGTATTATTATACATATACATTTTATAATTCCATAACTAGAAAAGAATCCGCGATATCGGCTAATATAATATCATCCAGTACATATAATATAAAACTTTTTAATTTTGATAATTTTGATAAAAAAATATATGATAGTATAAAAATATATCGAACAAAAAACTTAGAATATGATTTTTATTATTTAAGTACAGTATTATCAGAAGAATATGTTGATACAATAAATGATGATGAGTTATCTATATATTATAAAACATTAGATTTAACTAGTATTGTACCGATTTATAATATTTATAAATATAAATATAAAATAACGATTTTATATGATAAATATAATATAACTAATGAATCTATATCATCGAATGAATTAAGTGTAATATTAAATAATGTAATAGGTGTGGGTGATATTATTTTTGATTTTAGTTTGATAAATAAAATACAATATTACGGATTTAATATATATAGAACTAAATTAGATAGTAATGATTTTTATTATTTGGATACTATAGAAAAAACGATGCATTTTTATATAGATAATAAAAAAGATGAAAAATTAATATTATTATATAATAATTTATCCAATAATCGACTTATATATGATTTAAATTTACCAACAGTGAAAATAAATTATCCAAATAAATATATCTATACTTACAAATTTACAATTTCTATAAATAATGTAAATAAGTTTGAATATGATATACCACAAAAAAGTAAATTAATATTACGAGAAGATATTAAAAATGTAATATTAGATTTCACAAGTATTAAAATTAAAGATAATGAAAATATTAATATATATAGAACAAAACGAGATAGTGATAATTTTTACTTTATAGGAACTTATATAAACACCGAAAATAAACAATTCACTGATAATAAAACAGATAATGATTTAATTAATAAATTATCTGAAAGTTTTGATTATAGCATATATGATCTAAATTTTCCAACTAGTGTATATGATTATAATTATAAATATATAATAGTATATTTATTTAATGATGGTAATTCATACATAACAGAAAATTTTATGGTTAGTATAAATTCGGATCCATTTATAAATAATGTTATATTAAATTTTGAAAATATAGAATTCGATAGTTTAACAATATATAGAACAAAAAATAATGATGATAATTATTACATTGTTCCAATTACACCTAATGATAATAAAGTGTATATAGACAATGTCACGGATAATAATTTAAATGATTTATTTTCACAAAACATAGTATTATTAAAAAATACAATTTTATTACCTATAATCGATTTAACATTTAAATATAAATATAAATTTACTAAAGTAAATTCAAATAATAAAGAATCGACAATGTCTGATATAAAAATAGTATATTCATATAGTATAACTACTATTAATATTGTAAAATTATTATTTACAAATAATTTAAATAATTCCACAGATTATATAAAAATATATAGAACGCGTTTGAACGAAGATGTATTTTATTATTTAGATAAAATACTTGATGTTTCCGGTATGTATATAGATAATAAACCAGATGAATTACTAACCAATATTAACGATGACCCTTATAATATAAAGTTATTAAAAATGAATGTAATTAAAAATAAATATATGTATGTTTTCACTGAGGAAAATAATGGCATTGAAACAAATATTTCAGAAAATATAATAATCGATATAAGCGATTCATTGAAAGACAACCCTATGGTAATTGATTTTGAAAATATAACATTTTATAAAATTAATATTTATAGAACCAAACTTAATGAAACTACTTATTTTCAGATAGGCAGTATATATAATAATGAATTAACATTTATAGATAAAGTTGAAGATGATTTAGTAGTTCAACCACTTAAATCAAATTTAAGCGGTAACTATAATAATGATTTACCTATAATTTCACATAACAATAGAAAAATGATTAAATATATCATAGTAGCTTTAGATGAAAATGGTAATGAAAATAGAATGTCAGTTCCTTTAGTAATTGAAACAAATAATGATATTGTAAATTATAATATAAAATTAAATTTTGAAAACGTAAATTATACAAAGTTTAATTTATATAAAACTAAAGCTAACAAGAATATTTACTATTATATAAATACTTTTAAAGAAGATACCAAAGATTATTTTGATAATATTTCAGATGATAAATTGATAAAAGTATTATCTAATTTAATCATAGATTATAATTTAATATTACCATACATATATATTATCAATTGTTTTTATATTTATAATATACAACCAGTAAATCAACCAAATAAAATTTTTACATATAATAAAATATATCTGTCTGATGAAATAACATCAGATAATTCTATAAAATTTAACATTCCTTTGGAATTATTACCTATAAATATTACCAGAAATATAAAAAATAATAAAAACTTATTTTTTGATATAGATATTGGGATTGATTATATAGATTCTATTACTGATGATTTATTGAATATTAATAATACTATTATATATATTAAATCCCCTAATTATATTAACTTAATTAATAATTATTATAATATTTATAAATTTTCATATTTTAATAATATTAATAAAACAGAATCATTGATTTCTAATGAAATAGAAATACGATTAAATAATTTTGCACATAATAATAAAATAACTATTTTTAATATACCTATAACTTATCCTATTAAATATAACAGCATAAATATTTATAAATTTGAAAATAACGAATATAAACTATTAGATAACATTAACACAAATAATTATAAAGATACGGCAACAATTATGGACAATAAACAATTACAATTATTTACATTATATAATAATATTAAAAAATATAAATACAGTTATTTGTTCACATTATACAATACTATTAGTAAAATAGAATCAGTATTACAAAAAAATGAAATCTATACATATAATATTAATAATAATACCCCAGTGCAAATTTACGATATTGATATTAATTTAATTTATAATACTAATTTTAATTGTATAAAAATATATAGAAATAAAATTAACAATAATGATAATTATTATTTTGTCGCTATTACGAATAATAATACTTTTATTGATTATGTAGATGACATATATCTAACGATTGAATATAATAAATTATATTATGATTTTAAATGTCTATCGTATAATAATTATTCATATAAATATATTTTTTCTTCCGATTATGATTATTCTAATATAATTAATGTAAATTTTAATAGTAAAATATCAGATACCAATAAAGTTTATTTAAACAATATAAATCCAGAACATAGAAATATTGATATATATAGATCATTTGATTTTAATGACATATCTAATAATAATTTTAATAACATTTTATATTATGTTGGTGCTACTGATAAAAATAATTATATTGACAATAAACCTGATTATTCTATAGTAGATAAATATAAAATATTGCCTGATAACACCTTTAAATGTGAATCTTTATATAGTTTGAGATGTATATATCATTACATATTTACATATTATAACGATATCTCTGATACCGAAACAATTAATTCTAATATTTTGACTATAGAATTAAATAATTTTATCGAAAATTATGAAAGTATTTCTATGACTAATTTTGGTATTATACCAGAAGAATATACTAAAATTAATATATATAGAACAAAATTAAATAATGTTGATGATACATTTTATTACATAGGTAATACTAATAATAATTATTTTACCGATAATAAAAATGATTCAGAATTATTGGATATATATAATATTAGAGGACCCGATACGTGTGATATATATCCAATTTATGAGGTAAATAAAATAATTATAACATACTATTATAAAATATCTTTTTTTGATAGTACTATGAGAAATAATGAAACATTATTATCGGATTACAAAATAATATCATGTGATTATGAAATATCCGAAAAATTATCCATACGCATATATAATTTATTTTTTCACAAAGATTACGATTCTATAAAAATTTACAGATCTATAGGAGATTTAAAAAAGTACTATTGTATCGGTATTACAAAATTAACTTCATTTGTAGATAATATTATAGATGGGTTTTCACTTAATAAAAATATTTTAAATATATCACCAAATTATTCTCTTAGCATGTTTAATAATTCCATATATATCCCTAAAAAATTTACCCCAGGTAAAACTACTAATTTTAATATCAATTATACCGTTAAAATAAATTTAGAAGATATAGATGTAAATTCCGAATTGGTGATAATATATTATAATAATGATATTATTTTAACTAATGAATCCGTGAATAATTTAAATAATGAATATATTAAACTGGGTATATTATACATAAATAATATATATTCATTAAATCCATATATAATCATAGACGAAAATAATATGATTTCCATACATAAAACATTATTAAAAAATAATGAAATTCAATTATGGAAAATAAATATACGTACAGACGTTAATGAATTATATACAGGTGTTTTTATTGATCATTTATATATTTGGACAATGTATTCAGATCGATACGATTATGTAACTAATTATTTAAAATATATATTAGATGAAAATAGTATATTTATAAATCAACCCATTAATGATATAATTATAAATTCTTCATATAATTTACTATATTATGATTATAGATTTTTTACTAAAAACAATAATATATTAAGTATATTAACAAATCAATATGAAAAAGATCCTAAAAAATTAATAGTATTTGATAAATATTATCAAAATTTTTGCGATACTGGTATGAATTTTATTATTAAAAATAATGATTATAATAATATATTAAATATTAAACCAAAATTAATAATAATCAATAATATAGAAAACATAATTTCAGTAAATATAAAATATTACATCACTGTTAACAATAATATTATTAATATATATTACAGTGATCCTATTATTAGTATAAATAGTACTATTTATGCGTCATATGAATATGCTTATTATATTAATGATAATATTGTTTTACATAAATATAATGATATTTATTTAATATATTCTAAAAATAAATATTTAGAAACAAGTGAAATAATTTTATTAAATAATTGTTTTTTTAAGATAATGGGGTTAAATGCTAATGATGAATCGTATACGGCTATGTTAATTAATAATAGTAATTTATTAAACAATACTTTTACTGGATATTATACATTTGGTAATATTGTAAATAATAATAATAAAAAGATTCCTAATAATTTAAAAATAGATACTAGAATGATATTCTATAGTGAAAAAAATATTAATCAAAGGGAAATATATTTCGATAACGAAACAATTAATTTATCTGACAAAAATATAATTACAAATAATATATTCATGTTTTCAAACTCAGGTTCGTACGTTGATATGTATTACCAAAATAATGAATTATATGTAATTGACAATTATGTAAAAATAAAAAACTTTGATTTATTAATATATAATGATAATAATATATTATCAGTTAATAATATCAACAACGGACAGATAATATTTGAAAAATTAACTTTTTTTGATATACCTGAAGGTAATATAAAGCTTTATTTACCATATCAACCATTTGAAGTATTTTACGTAAATATAGTTAATGGGTTTATTACGAATATTACTTTAAATGATTCTGAATTTGTATTATTGGATACGAAGGAGTATAATAATACAAAATTATATAAACTTATTAATAATACTATATATCATAAAAATAATGTTATAGTACCGATAACAAAAACGTTATGGATAAAATATATAAATACTAATTATTCCTCTTTTTATGACAATATACTGAAAATTCCAAATATTCAAAAAATTGATAATATGATTAATGATTATCCTATTGAAATTACTATAAATAAAATTGGAAATTATTTCGTGTGTGATATAGAATTATTGAATAAATTTATATTTTATTACATGCAACCAGTTTACATATGTGGGGCGTATAATAAAATAACTTATATAAAAATAATAAATGATAAAGGTTTTATATTAAATTTTAAATATAACATAATATCCACGAAAACAAAAATAAATTTGATTATATCACCATACATAAAAAATTTATATAATTATTACACTGGGAATAAAATTACATATGAAAATAGAATATCGCCGATATCTAATACATTAAATACTTATAAATTGTTATATTATAAATTAAAAAATGATAAATTAATTAAAGTTGAAGTTTTGGAAATAGTTAATTTTGATACAATTAATAACTTAAATGATGGATATACTCATTTATATTTTTTAAATTACAATCAATTTGATATAAAAACTAAAAAAATAATCAAAATGGAACTGTTGATAGGAAATTATTATTTATTATCCGAAAAAACTGATGTAGATGATATAATATATTTAATAAAATTAGAATCGAATAATAAATTAAAATTTTATACTGATATAATTATTACAAATAATATTTATTATATAAATAAAATAATTGAATGCGTTGTTAATAAGAATTATGAATTTTCGTTATCTAATATGCAAATTAAACAAGTTGAATCGCTTCCTAAAAAAAATAATGATAATATACAAATAATATATAAATATTCAACAAAATTTATAGATAGTATAATTTTTGATAATAATTTATATTATCAAAAAATTCAAATTATTAATATTGATATAAATTTATTAAATGTTATAGATAAAGTATTTATCGATATAGATAAAAATATATATATTAATATAATTGTAAAACAATCTGAAATATTTTTAGTTAGTGAAAAATATATATTATGTGATTTTATCACAGTATATGTATTAATTAATAATAGTATTTTTAAAACAACTAATACATTTATAGATAAAATTAATACCGATACTTTCATATATGAAAAATTAATGAATACGAAATATGAATTATTGCAATTTAACATTAAATTAAAAAAAATAAAAGAAAAAACTTATTATTATTCATTAATAGATGAAAGTGATTATGTAATCGATGATTTAAATATGATGTTTTATAGTATTAACGATAAGTATAATAATGTTATATATATTGGAACAAATTTAATATCGTTTAATGAAAAATATTCAGCCAATCTATTAATTTTAAGTAAAGATATTGAAAATTTTAATGAAAATTATTTATATAAAATATGGTTTAAGCACAGTATTGATAATACTAATTACTTTAATAATATTGTTTTGTTTGATGATTTTGAAGATTTACATGAAAAAATATTTTTAGCGAATAAAAGCACAGTAAGTGAAATATATTATATGAATAAGCCTTGGGAAAATTGGAGTTTATTAAACACTGTAAATAATAGTATACCAGCTAATAAATTTTTGTTTTCTTCTCAAAAAATAATAATTAAATGGGATACTAATTTAAAAATTATAACAGATGATAAAATAGATTGCTGGTATTTAACTAATTATGATTATAATATATTATCCACCTTTATAACAATTATAAATAATTCACCTATCCATTATGAAAATTATATATTTATAAAAAATGTAATTGAACCAAAACTTCATGAAATACTACCATTATGGTTATCAGAACCTTATTTTTTTTTAAATGTATCTCATATAGTAAATGAATTTTTATTAAATGCTTTTGATAATAAAGTATATTTCGATGGTAATAATATACTTTTCTATAATATCGATCCAGTCTATATTAATAATAATATCGAATTAGCTAATTATTTAACTACCGAATATGTTTTTAATAAAGTTAACAATATAGTATATAGAAATAATAACATTAATTTAATTAAATCAGATTTTAATAAACTTGGTTCAATTAGTCCGATTTTTAATAGTTTTGGTACTTCGATACATAAAATTATTAGATCATTGGTAAAATTAGGGGAGCAAATAACTATATTACACTGTGATTGTAATTCATTAAATATTAATAATCATGGATATTTATCATCGTATAAGTATTTTATAGATAAAATGTGTTACAAATATAACAAAAATTACCCTACTGAATTTAAGTTTTTAAATTTTTTCAAAAATAATCAATATAATGATTATTTAATATCAACTAATGATTTAAATATTAAATATATTTCAGAAAATTTATTAGAAGAATATTATATTATCAATTCAGATAATAATATACTTTCAAATTATACAATGGAAGATATAAATAAATATACAATTGTATATAATGATATATCATTGAACATAACTAACAAACTTCATATTATTATTATGAATATTTTTAATTATTTGAATAGTAGTGTAAATTTAATATCAAAATATTCATATAATAACAATAGAATAGATTTTTATGTAAACCAATTATTATCGTATGATTCTTTTATTATAATGAAAGAATCGAGTGAATATATAATAAATAATTTAACATTAATAGGTATTCAAAATAATCTTAATGATGATATAAATATATATAATTTTAACATCATAAACGATATAGTAATTAATACTAATAGGCTAACCATATATAAAAAAAATACTAATAATTTAGTATTCATTAATAATTTTATTATTGAAACAAACGATATCATGATAATAAAATATAATATATCCGTTAATAATTATCATTTTATTGATGATACATATTTTTTTATTTTTATTAATGATATAAATTATGTATTAGATAACACCTATATTCAGATAGATAATAAAACATTTCCTCTATATATATCATCAAAGAATGAGTATTATATTACACATAATTTAAAACTTGATATAACTAATATAGTATTATTTAACAATATTTCATTAAATAAATCTTATAAGGTATATAAATTTACTACAATCAAAGATATATTTTATAAAAATACATATACGTATATATTATTTAATACAGATATATTATTTATTGAAAATAATACAGAAATACAAATTTCTAATAACATATATAAATTATATTATGATTACGAAGATGCTAATTATTACATAGATTATTCAATACAATTAAATAATAACATGGAATGTCAATATATTAATACTACAAAATTTAATATTTTTGAAAATGATTTTACTATATATCAAGGTATTCTTAATGAACCTATTTTAAATTATTTTGAAAAAACAATAGATTATCAATTTTTATACAATGGGGAAAAAATTAATATTATTGATATGAATATAAGAAATAATAATATTATAGATTTTACAGTAAATGAAAAAATAAATGGAAATGAAATTAAAATAATCTATACAAATAAAATAGGTATTGATATTATTAGTAAAATTAAAAAATGTACTTTTTTAAATAAATATATATATTCACTCAATAAAAATATACCAATATCAGATAATACGAAATTAATATTATTTGAGGGAGTCCTTAATATTGATAAAATTATTGATTACCTTGGTTTTGAATGTTTTAAAAAAGATAGTAACACATATATTGTTAGTGATTATATAATAAATACTGTAGATATATATAATTATATAATAGTAAGTGAATGGGACTTAAAATATGTGAAACTAAATGATTATATTAAGTTTGAACTACCAACAAATTTTATATATGATAAAAATAATTATTATAAACTTAATGATGTGTTTATTAATTTTGATAAAATTGGAGACATTATTAATGATAATATATTAAAAGAAGATAAATTAGTATTAAAACAAATATACACCGATAAAAATGTTATTATTACTGATATAAATAATAATAATAATTATGAAATAGAATTATTTAATTCTATTGATAACTTTAGCATAAATGATAATGTTTTTTTATACCCTTATGAATTGTTTGATTATTACATAGATGGTAAATCAATGACTTTCTTACATTTATATAATGTTGAAATTTCTATAAATGAAATAAAAAAAATCGATAATATTGATAATGTAATTGATATAATAATACCAAAAATATTTTATTTAATATCATTAAATATTAAACACACTTGCATATTATATAATTATAATATAGAAGACTATATGGATAATAAAATATATACAAATGGTATTATTTTTTCAGTAGAATCTGATATAATTAAAAAATACATTATAACAAACATTATCATAGCTTCGGAAGAATTTATTAATACAGAGAATGTATTTTTATATTCACCATTAATAAATTATACTTACATTAATATAAAGCACAATACTAATTTATTATTTGATATAAAGTACCATAAAAATTTAAATAATAAATATATAAATTTTTGTAGTAAAAAGATTACTACTTCTAATATATATAGTCTATATTTATTAGAATACAATAATGCAAATATTGAAAATAATGATATAAGCACACATAACTCAATGATGGAAAATATAAATTTTATTACTAATGAAATTAAAAATATCATACCACCTAAATGGACAGATGTATTTAATTTTTTTAAATATATACAATTATATTTTGATGACCAGTTGATAGAAGAATTGAACAGTGATGTATACAAAATAAATTATAATTTATATTCTATGGAAAATAATAGAAAACAGTTAGATAAATTTAAAATAAATGCTAATGGCGATAGATGGCAATTTTATTTACCTTTGATATTTTGGTTTAATAGAGATTCAACATTATCTTTACCTTTATTATCTATGGTTAATACTAATATACGGTTAAAATATAATATTAACGACATAACTGATATATTAAATGTTGAAAATAATAAATTTGACAAAAATCCAGAATTTTTTATTACATTAATAAGCGATTTAATAACATTGGAAGAATCTGAAAGAAAATATTTTATAGAAAAATCACATAATTATATAATAAATAATTATGTTACATATCCCACTAAATATATTAATTCATATGAAAATAATATATATTATAAATTATCAGGTTTAGTAAAAGATATATATATGATTACCGAACTATCGGATTTATCGATTGATGAGAAATATACATCGGTTTGTGATTATAAATTTACTAAATATAAATATCATTTAAATAATTTAAATTTAATACCTAACGGAAATGATATAAATGATATATATATTATTAAAAATAATATCATTGAATATAATAATTATATAAACAGTACTGATAAATCATCATTTACTAGAATACACCAACTTATTAAAATATTCCATTCATACCCAATATGGAATGATGAATTATTAAAATATTTAATGTATTACGAAGATAAATATTTATCAGATAATTCTAATATAGAATACGCATTAACAACATATATTAAATATCAGTATGTTAATAAATTGATAGATGGAGACATAAATATATTAAAATCAATAAAAATGACGTGTGGTAATACTGATGTATTTACAAGTATAGATTCATTATATTTTAATTCAGTAATACCATATAATAAATTTAATAATTCTTTACCTGAAAATTTTTATGTATATACTTTTTCATTAAATCCATTAGATAATCAACCAAGCGGACATTTAAATTTTATTAATATAGATAATGTAATATTTTCATTATCATCAAATATAAATGATTATATATTAAAAATAATTACTAAGGATTATAATGTTATAAGAATTATGGGAGGTCAAGCTTCATTAGCATGGCTATAAAAAAATGAAAAATTATATATATATATAATTACAATAATTAGTTTTATTATTGTAATTATTATAAATATAACTATATAATTATTCTTATTATAGGATATAATTTACTAATATTTTCTATATTTTTAATATAGAAAACCCACATTATGTATAGATATTTATGTGAAAATTGTGGTAAATATTTTAGTAGAATAAGTCATTTAAAATATCATATAACTATAAAACATAAATGCATTAAACAATTGTATGATAAAAAGACATTTAATAAATCTCCATTAAGACCATTATACAAAACTTGTCGTATCGGTAATTATAATACAGTAAGACTAATAAACACATGTTTAGATATATCCAAATATAAAAAAATGATATCTCCTTTCTTTACAAATGGTAATTTTGAATTTTATATACAAAGTGAATATAAATTAGAATTACATTGTAATATTAATTGTAATAAATTATATAATTTTTGGAAAGTGTGTAAATATGACAAAAATACTTTATATAAAAATATAATAAACATTAATAAATATATTAATAAATATAATATTTCAACGATTAAGAAAAATATTAATAATATTACTAATTCATTATTATCGGCTATATATTTTTACATTATTAATTTATATTCAGGTTATGACTCATTTAAATATAAAAAGAAACAAATAAAATTATTGTTAAATTTGTTTAATTTAGAATTAAATGATATAAATTTATTATTTAGCGACTATACTAAAATTATATGCGATAATATAAATAATACAGAAAATTTATTATTTTTAAAAATCCCATACTTTATCGAAAATATTATTTTTGATCATATTTCATTATATAATATTATTAAAAATAACAATAATTGGATAATATTATGTAATGATACTGATTATATAAGAAAAATATATAATAATTTTAAAATATTTAAATGTAAAAGGAACACCATTCTTGTATTACCTATTAAAAATAGTTAATTTTATATTTTTTTTTGTGAAATAATTAGTTGGTGATAATTAGATGTGTTGTTATTACAATCGATTAAAATTTTATATATTATACATTACCTAAGTTAAATTTTTTGATATTTTTAAACTTTTTATGAAATTGACTATAATATATTATAATAAATTTAGTCATCTAGTGTTAATATTCCATTATGTATACTTATCAATCCATATTTTATAGCATACGCCTGAATTAATAGTGGGTTTTGGTAATTTATTATACTATTAAAAGTTAATTTTAAAAAAGAATTATTAATTTTACTAAAATTAACACTACCTGTTAAATCTATGTTTTTTGGATTTAATGAAAATGAATAAAGATAAATTCCTTTATCTTTATTATAAAAATCATAATGATGTTTTTGTATTTTAGAGTAATATTCTATTGAATCTATATCGGATACATTTATAGAATTTAAAACTATATTATTTTTTACTATTAACTCATCTTCATTAAATGGATATGCGCTATAATCAAAACATCTTTTTATTTTATTACACAATAATATAGTACGCCATACTATTAATTTTACTGGATTATATAAAGGTAAATTATATTGATTATTAATAGAATTAATTATTTTTTCTGGAATTGTTTGAATTAATGGAATAATATATTTCATATCCGATTTCAGGAATTGTTTTCTTTCCAAACTATCTAAATAAATATAATTTACTAACAAATAAGCATTTACTATGGAAGGTTTATTAAAAATAAAATAGTTTATATCTTTAATTATTTCTGAATTTTTAACAATATTAATTATAAAATTAATATTGTTATCATATACAATTAATTCTTTTTCTTCTGTTTCGTTTGTAGGAGCAATAAATTTACCTTTAATAGAATTATAATAAATAATTCTATTTATAATATCAAAATATACAAATGAACCTATTATAGTACTATTATTGTATTGTTGATATATAATATCCCCTTCTTTTAGCAAACAATATTTATTCTCTACATACATATAATACGACGGTAGTATAGAATAACAATTATCTATATCATTAAATTCTATATGTAATTTGATATCATTGTTATATAATGATATTAATGGTAATGTTAAAGATGTATCTAAACAAAACCAAAAAGATAATGGTATATATAATTTATATAATGATTTGGAAACAGTATACTCAGATAATTTATCAATATTTCCTATCATTTTATTAAAAGATTTTCTTATTCCATTGTTAATAGTAAGTTCATACCATATATTCAACCAATCACCGTAATGCCTATCTATAATATACCCCCCAATTTCTATTTCTATAAAGTTTATCATAGCTAACCCTATTTTATCGACCCATTTAAATTTTTTATAATTAGATATATTTTCCAATTGAATACCAGGTAATTCAATATATAATTGCATATTTCCTAATAAATCTGCATTTTTCCCAATATCAACTGTACACCTCATTCCAAAATCTGGTCTAGATTTAAAGAATTGTGGTACTTGTTCAATTGAATAATTTGAATATCTTTTATATGATATTTTAAAAAATGTTATTTCGGGATTATATGACATATAAAGATTTTCTTTACCTGTATTAACTAAATTTAATACACCTATACCCATATATATTAATAATAAATAATTATTTTTATATAACCAAATTGATTTTAGTTATATAAAAAATATAAGATTAAAAATATCAAAATATAATAATATTTTATGGTAAGTCCCACACATTATCATGTGGCTCCGAATCCGTTTGAACTGATTGAGGTGTTCCCGGTTTCTTTGTTTTATGTTGATTTTTTATATTTATTCTTAAAGCAGTACCGAAAACACCATTTGATGAAGCAACAAGATTGTCGATTATCTTCATATTATAATTTTGATGTTTATTTACTTTAATATGTCGTTCTTTATATTTATCAACAATTTCACCCAATCCTTGTATTGTAAAAGTCTCCTCTTCTTCATCCAATCCTAATGAAATTCTATCAGTGTATTTTTTTAAATAAAGATAAGCCGTATCGAGTTGATTTTCTGCATTTTTTAATTTATCTATACAATCATTAATGGAATTAATTGAATCTGGATCCAACGATTTGTTATGGCTTTTTAATTTTTTTATATAACCATCAAATTCAGATTTAAATATACCATGCAGGCAAAAAACTCCACGATGGCATTTATTTACATCTTGTAATACATCATTAATATTTTTGTTGTATTTGTCATAATTGGACCCCCCTAACTGAACCATAACAGAAGGTACTTTATTAATATATTTAGATAATGCTAAAATAGCCCCTGACATAATACTATTATTGTCTCGTTTTGTATAGCCATTATTTTCAGGTATACCTAATGTATCATTCTTTATATTCCAATGCCCACCTTTATAATTTTTATTTAAAATAGCTAAATTAGAATTAACCCTATTTACAAGTTTTTCAACATAACCACATAATTTACTATTATTTTTAATTTTGTCATATTCTTCTAATGTTAATACAGATGGATTTTTTTCTGTTTCTTCTTTTAATTTTGATAACCATTCATTTACCGATTTAATAACTATTACTTTCTCCTTATTTATTATTAATTTTTTTTGGTCAAATCCAAAAGATCTTAATATTTGTAATAGTCTAGTGGGTAAAATTTGTTTAATATCATCGTTCACACTATTCCAAAAATTAGGTTTAGTTAACCATATTTTACATTTTTTAAAATTTTCCATTGGGTTTTGTTCCGGAGTGTCGGAAGTTCTGATACATTCACTAAAAAACTGCCCACATTCCTCATTCGTACCTGTAAAAAATGTATTGTTGCAAGTCGTAAGGTTTTCTTTCCCCAACATATCATTGAAATAGTCTGTAAGTGGTTCTAATTCTACATAGTTACCTTTTTCTCTGTTGGTAATCATAACAAGATCTAAATTAGGGGGTTTTCTTACTATTTGATTTCTGTCTTCTAATCGTGTTAGTTCTATAGCGTTTGATGAAGTAATCAAATTTAATGGCTTTATATTTTTTTTAAGCTTCAGAAACCTTTGTGTAGTATTCTTAAATAGCTCTTGATTTGTTTTTTTCGAAAGATTTTTATTAAATTGTATTTTTTTGGATGAATGATCGAATATTATTTTAAAATAAAATTTCAAATAATCATTTAATCGTGTATTATAATTTGGTGAATATTTTATAATTTCTTTAACATATGGTATAGTAGATAGTTTTGCTAAATCAATAAATTTCTTATGTATGTTATACATATTAAAAGTATCGGGTACAATAAGCAAATATCCAAACTCATTAAAATTAGTATTAGATGGCAGGTTAGTAACATCACCAATACCACTGTCGGGAAATACCATACTAATAATTTTTTCCATTTTTGAATTAACTCCATTAGTTCCATCAAATTCAAAACAATCATTAATATCTTTTAACCCCCCTGGTTCGTCTGCATTAGATAATATATAATATTCATTTTTTCCAGTATCGATATCTTTAAATGTAAAATAATTATTATTATTAATGTTAATACTAGATTTACATTCAGAATTATACGTTTTAGGATTTGTTAATAAACCTTTCATTTCCTTTGATATATGACAAAAATAATTATAATTGTTATTTTTTACTAAATTCAATGAATCAAAGGTTGTTTTATTAAAATTTGATAATAATAGTTTATAATCTTTAATATTATTAGTCATTTTATGTAAACACTTATTAATTAAATCTTTAATACCATTACGATTGATTTCCTCTCCGATATAATCAATGGTATTAATCATAGGAAATTTATTTGTACTAACATAACCATATATTATCTTAGCTTTTAAATGAAGTTTATCATATACTTTCGAATCAATAACCTCCTTAATTTTTGGTTCGGGTAGTTCGATAAACTTGTTTAAAGACTTAATAAAATTTTTTATTCCATCAACTTGTCTAAAACTTAAAATTTTATATATGTGCGCCAATTCACAATTACCGATGTTATTATATGATGTCATAGATAGTAAACTTTTATCAATATTTAATAATATACTATATTTAAGCAAAGCCCTCATAACAACATAGTATAAAGTATTAGGAATATTTTTAAATCTTTCAATATCTATATCCATATTATATAATATACCGGTCGTGATAATATCGTAATAATTACCAAATGAATGGGCATTTAAAATATCAATACAATTCTTTATATATAATATATTGCTATCTTTGTTTGCAATTATATCATAAATCATACTAAGAGATTTTCTAACACGTTCTAAATTAACAATAGATGAACCCAGGTTATTATTATTCAATACCGTTTCTATATATTCTTCAATTACAACAGGTGCACTATTATAAATATTAATTACTAATGAATCATAATGTATATCGGGATGTATATCTTGGCTTTGTATTTTTTTACATTCATATAAATCATAATCTGTGATATTATCTACTAGCTTCTTAAAATCGTCGGGATTGGTATTACGGTTGTTAATATTTTTGTTAATACTTATATAATTATTATTAACTTCCTTAATAAACAAGTCATCAATTATTATAGGTGTTATTAACTGTGTGGGGTATGATATAATAGTTTCATTAAAAGTTCCGTTGATACCATCCTTGTTAGTATCTATATCCATTAACTTTAACTTATCTAGTGTAGCTGTATTATATAATATTTGAATTTTAGCTTCTATTACTGTAAACGATTCCAAAAACATCGCAATATCACGTACAATACGTTTTCTTCTATTTATATCTATTCTGCTTGCCGTACCCCCAGTGGCATAACTAGTGTTTATGCCAGTAAAGATCTCGTTCATTGTTCTTATTTTTTGATATTTATTTCTAAGTATGTTCTTATAAGTATTTTCATAATTTCCTCCATCTAGTAAATCCGGTAAAGCCTCATTGATTCCTTCATCATTTACCGCATCCCTTCGAAATTTTTGCCAAGCTATATTAAGCATAAGATTCTCACCACCAGCAGGTACAAAGGGAGTGGCGTCTGGAACGATAGGGGCGTCTAAATCAGTATAAGTATCTTTACATTGTCTATTATTTTCATCATGAATATTTTTAAATATATCGTTAAGTCTTTTGAATTTTCTATTAACTTCTTGCTCTGCAGGAGTTAGAGCAGCGCCAACAACTGGATTCCCCAATAATATATTATAATCATTATCATGAAATTCAGTGAGTTTAGAAACCACATTTATTATTACTTCAGAATAATCATGCATTATTTCCTTACACTCATCCATTTTCTTTATATGTTCATCCATATACTTTTTATGTGTATTAATTTGGGTATCGTCACCATATAAATAAATAGTAGTCATATACCTATTTAAAAGATCATTTTGCTGCTTAAGTAAAATATACGGTTTTTTATAATCTTTTATAATATTACCACTTAATATTATCTCTAGTACCTTAAGTGTATATTCTAAGTTATCTGCCGAGGGAATAGCCTTAATTGCCTTAATACCGGCGATGAGTATTTCTATATATCGGTCGATATTATTTTTCATATTATCGTTCATACAATTATCTAAATTTTCAATAAGATTTTTAATAAAATTTTTATCCCGCTCTACAATCCTATTATTTATTATATTAGGTGATATGCGTAATTTTTCATTTATTGTTCTATTTTTAATGAATAACCGTATGAGGTTTGTTATATTATTGACGGTATTTTCTGGCAATTGATTATCTGGTGGGGCACGTGGATCATTTTGAAAATTAAATGTCGTTGGTATTACTAAGGATCCTGTTCCTCTTAGAAAAGTGGAAATATCCGCTGCCCAATTTATATCCCCTCGTAAATAGGATACTTTTGGATCGGTATGAACAAACTCTTTATATTCCTGAAGTATATCAATATTCTCGGCATCCTTAGGAAGTCTTAGTTGTCCCGAAACAGGATCTCTTGAAAATAACCCTCTTATAATCGGATCATCGTAATTTAAATAATCGATACTATTATTAATAGTTAATTCATCACTATATAGCTTTCGGATGTTATAATTATTAAGAAACAATATTAAATCATTTAAAATATTTAAATGCATTTCGTTTTTTTTAACATCATCCATAACATTAATTATCGAATTGATGTGGTTATCTATAAATATGGCCAGTTTTTCCCATATTTCTTTATTTAAATGAGAACGAGAATGCCCCGATAAAACAGGTCCTATTTCTTGGAGATGAATAAATAGGTCATTGGAAGCACTAGAAACATTATGAGTAACCGCAGCAGCAACCTCAGTAACAATTGAATTAACGGCAGCGCGTATTTCGGCTTCAGTAGTCGGAGCAGCCGCATCAAGAACAGCAGCGGCTGTTCTTGCGGCTGCTATTGCATTCGTTACTTCGATTATGTCGCGCGGAACTAGAAAAGCACGAGCAGCAGTAAAAGCAGGAGAACCAAGAGTAGTAAAAACTCTTTCGGCAACGGCTTTAGCCTTTGTTAAAATATCTAGAGTATTAGGACCCCCGACAGAATTAGCAGCATTAGCGGCAGCAACAGCCCTCGCAACAGCTAGGCCAGCCGCAAAGACTACAGAATTAGCAATAAGGGTGAGTTCAGTATTATTAATAATATTAATACCAAAACCATTAGCAGTAATAGCAGGAATAGCAAAATCGATAGCAGCAGCCGCTGCATCCGCAACCGCAGATGCAGCAGAAGCACCAGCGGCCACAACAGCCGCTACAGCCGCCTGAGTCGCAGCGGTACCACTGGCAGTAAAAGCCGCATTAGCAGCAATAACCTCAGCATTATTATTCCGTGCCCCCGCCACAGCAGTTATAACAGTAGTCTTAAGGGTGGTACAATTATTAATTAATGTTGCCATATCGTTGGAAATAGATAAATTACAGTATGAGTTAAAAATATTTTTAAGAGTTTTATAAGAACTAGTTTTAGCTTGTTTAAAACCGCTGTCATCTATAACTGTATTTGATTGGGGTTTTTCATTTTTACACTCTATGCTTATATTTAGTAAAGTGCTATTAAGAACTGAATAATTATAAACATCTTTAATATCCTTAATATCGATATTTTTACCATATCGTTTATAACATATTTTATTTAATAATTCTAACTCGTTGTTACTTTGATTATATAATTTTTTAACGACCTTTTCAAAAGTACATTTATGTTTATATTCAATATATCCTCGAGATCTGATATCTTTCATAAATAACGATATTCCGTAAATTCTTCTTAGATTACATGTATGTTGTATAGAATAATAATTATCATCATTCATATCGTCTGGATAATATAATTTAACACGATCATAATATTGCTGTTGCGAATTAATAGATGGTATTGATAAAGTACCTCGTAAGTTTTGGCGCACCTCCTCATAATTGTTTTCAGCTATCTTATTAAAATTACTAGTTAGATTAAAATTACTAGTTTGTACTGAATCATAAGTAGCAAGATATTCTTTAGATGGATGATTATTATTATTAAATATGGAACTATCTACATGTCCACTATATAATAAATCCACACTCCCTAATGTTTTAATATACTGTTCAGCACTCAATCTAGTATTTTTTGTTGTTTGTAATGTCTTATAGATACTGTTTTTTAGTTTAAATTTACTAAAAATATCTATAAAATTTTCATATGTGGAATTTTTTAATATATGTAAACAATCCATAAACTCTAATGTAAAACCATTGAAATGACCTATGGTTTTAATATTACTGGATATCTGTTCAGAATTAAATAAATAGCTACAATAATTAAAGCCTTTTAAAAAACAATCATTAGTAAATTCGATACGATCGTTTTTTCCAGTTCTTTTTTCTTGTAATAACTTTTTATTACATATACTCGTATCTTTTGATGGATTATTAAAATCACACAATTTATTATCAAATATATCCTGTTTAGATTTCGTAAATTCATCATTATACTTATTTAATATAGACAAAAAATTATTTTGTTTATCATTATTTTTTATGTTTATTAGAAATATATCTAATTCAAAATTATGATAATTTAAATCATCGCCTAGACTATCATAAACATTATTCTTAAATAACCCACCGATATTACACATAATACTCGAGTGTTCCTTATCCCTTACTCCATTAACTCTGTTATTCTTATTATATGTAGTATATACAATTTCTAATATATTTTTTAATAAACACAACATCGGTGAATTATCTAATTTATTCATTCCATTTTCAAGATTTTTTCGAATATTTTCAATCCAACCATTACTTCTTACGTCCGTTTCATTAACTTTAACATTATTTGAATTTAATAATTCATGGCAATATTTCATAATATTATCAATATATATATGTTTATTGTGATTACCTGCTTCCTTACGGGTTAATCTATTATTAGTTATCGTGTCCTTATCGCTTCCATCATAATCTCGTAATATCATTATTAAATTAATAATATCATTTATATGGCTTCTAACAAGTAACTTATCGCAATCATCGGGTCCGGTTAAATTAAATTTATACTCGATTTTTTCAATTTTATCAGCATTTGTTATATCGATATAACAAACAGCACATAATAATTCATAATAATTTTTAACATTAGTTTCTAAAAATAAATTAAAAATATCAATAGCCGGGATAAATTTAATATTCTGCATAGAATCTAACTTATCGTGATCAGTTATAAATCTATAATTACAAATTTCATTTTCATCATTTGGATTAATACCAAAACGAGCTATTTTATCGTATATACCTCTAATAATATACATTGTTGGTGTTTCGGGATTTTTAAATTTTAGTAATAATTTCTTAAAATCAAGGGAAATTTTTCCATTATTTTTTTGAAAATCAAATGCTAAATAAAATATATAAGAGACCCATTCATAATGTGCATCTTTATGTTTGATATTTTCCATTTTATCAATAAAATACTTAGGTTCTAATTCACACATGGATATATCGGTTTTATTTGTCTGTTCGCATCGTAAATTTAATCGTAAGTTTAAAAAATTATCATTTTTATTACATAAATAATCCAGCATTAACTTAATTCTTTGATCGTTTGGATTTCCAAAATATGACATAGCTTCATTCCATCTGTCATGTTTTATATATGGTTCTATTGAATCATTAGAAAAAGAAATATCGGCCTTATTCAATGTACCAATCGATCCATCATTTCTAAATGAAAAATTAAGATTTTGTTTCTCATAAATATAAGTAAATGATTTAATATCGCATTGTTCTTTAAGTTTATTAAGAGTAGGTTCAAGTAATGCCCCTGAATTCAACCAGTTTATACCATCTTTAGATAAAAACCATTGTTTTAAAAACATAACATTACCACCACTATTAATTTTGTTAGAAATATGAATTATCCAATTTTTGTTATATGCATCATATGGATATAAATACCCTTTATCTTCTGCATTGCGGTATTTTGATAAATAAAAATATGTTTCGTCATCTTTAGCGTTGCCTAAACCATTATTAAAACCTCCTTTTTGTGATTTTCCTGAGTAGTAATACCTATCCGATTTGATATCTGAATAAGTTTTAGTTAAATTACTTAAATCTCGCATATATTATATTATATAAAAAAAATATATAATATTTTTTTATATAATATATTTTTTGATGTTATATAATATATTTTTTGATGTTATATAATATATTTTTTGATGTTATATAATATATTTAAATATATTATATATTTTTTGATGTTTATTCATCACGGTCCAATTCACAAAAAAAATTACAAATTTCAAAAAAAAATAACTTTATGTAAAAACAACTATAAAAGTACCACTAAGTGGCGTGATGACATTTGA